TTCAGTGGTGCAGGATCAGAGGGCGTTACATTAAGTTACAAAGACAGTAATTATGTTGATGTATATCAAAATGGTGTAAAGTTAGGTGATGCAGACTACACATCCACAAGTGGTACAGCTATTGTTTTAGCAACTGGTGCTACAGCAAATGATCTTGTAGAAATAATAGTTTTTGATGTTTTTAGTATTTCAGACACTGTAAGTAAAGCAGATGGTGGTACGTTTGATGGCAATATTACTATGGGTGGCACACTTGCAGTTACAGGAACTACAGCTTTTACAGGTAGTGTATCAGGACTTGATGTAAATGGCACAGAGATAATATTAGATGCTGACGCAGATACAAGTATTACATCAGACACAGATGACCAAATAGATTTTAAATGTGGAGGAGTGGATAGAGTTATAATAGGAGCTGATGGTAGTTTTACATCACAACCAGCTTCAAGTGGAACAATAGTTTTTAACGAAGCGTCTAATGATGTAGATTTCAGAGTTGAATCAAATGACAATACTCATGGTATCTTTTTAGATGCTGGTGCTGGATTAGTTGGTATTGGTAATTCAAATCCAGATGGACATTATAATTTAGCAGATGATTTAGTTATAGGAAATGGATCTGGAGGAAGAGGGTTAACAATATACTCTGGAAACGATAGCAGCGCAAACATTGCTTTTAATGATGCTGAAGCTGATGCAATGACGGCTTATATTCAATATAACCACTCTACAAATCACATGCAGTTTAACACAAGTGTTGGCAATCAATTAGAAATCACCGATACAGATGGTCTTATTGAATATAATGGTGCGTTTGTACATTTTCATAGAGGTAGTGTTAATAACAATGCTTCAGTTTCTATAGATATACCTGATATATCTAGTGCTGGAGCTACTATGGTTTATGCTTTTTATACTCATCATGCCATACAAAGTTATGGAGCGGCTAGAGTTTCAACACTTGGAATGTATCTTGGCAGTGTTGTGTCAACTCACGATATACAAAACATAACTTCATCAGGTGGTGGTTCATGGTCATACAGTTCACCGGGAAGTAATGTGCTTAGAATAACTAAAAATGCAGGAACCTACATAGGTGGTGGTCACTATGTTGTTAGAGTTGAAACATATGCAGGTCCTTCATAGGAGTAAAAATGTCAGAAATTGTAATATTTAATAAATCAGATAATTCATATTTAATGTCAGCAAGTAGTTTGCCAAGTGAAATTTATAAAGACGAGACAAAGTATGTCATTGCAAAACTACCAGAGGGCGAAAAGTTTGATTTAAATTATTCTTATAGTCATAAAGATGGAGTTGCAATCAAAGGTGATCTTCTTCCAGTAGATAAAGATGCAGTAAAAAAATTAGAAGATGAATGGAAAGCTCAACAGTACCAAAGAGACAGGCAAGAAGAATATCCAGATATAGTAGATCAACTTGATGATTTATATCATAATGGTATTGAGGGTTGGAAAAAAACTATTAAAGCAATTAAAGATAAGTATCCAAAGGGTTAATAAATGACAAGAGCAAGTGATCTAGCAAGGTTGATAGGAGCAGGGGGTTCTCTTGAAGGAACTTTGTCTGTAGATACCATAAATGAAAAAACTTCAGGTAATGGGGTTACTATCGATAGTCTTAACATAAAAGATAGTGGTATTGGCGGTCAACAGATTGGGGGCCGTAAAAACCTTGTGTATAATGGTGATATGCGAATATCCCAGAGAGGGACCAGCTTTTCAGGTCTTACTTCTAGTGCTTATACTTTAGATAGAATAAAAATTTTTATGAATGGTGCAGGAACTTACACTGTATCACAATCAACTGATGTTCCATCAGGTCAAGGTTTTCATAACAGTATAAAAGTAGATAATACGACAAGCGATAATTATGGAACAGCAGGTGATTATGTAATGTTACGTTTAAATTCAATGGAGCAACAAGATGTGATGAAATTGAATTATGGTGGTTCCTCCGCAGAGAAGGTAACAGTTTCATTTTGGGCAAAATTTTCTTATGCTGATACTTGGAATATAACTTTAGTAAACCATTACGCACAAAGATCAAGCTTCAAACCTTTTACAATATCATCAGCAAATACTTGGCAAAAAATTGAACTTACATTTGATGGTGATACAAATAGTGGAGATGGTTTTGGAGTTAGTACAGCATTGGGATTAAGTATAGATTTGTGGTTGGGAGCAGGAAGTTCTTATAGCGGAGGATCAGCATCTGCGAATACTTGGGATGAGCGATCAAATAATAACACATCTTTAGTTCCTGCATCAACTGATTTTGGCTCATCAACAGATCACGAACTTTATATTACAGGACTTCAATTAGAAATAGGCGAACAAGCTACTCCGTTTGAGCATAGATCATTTGGAGAAGAACTAGCTTTGTGTCAGAGGTATTTTTATGCACCTGTTAATGGAACTGCTCAGGCTTTTGGTATGGGTACTTATTATGCAAGTAATTTGATAACAATGGTTCTTGACTTTCCTACAACAATGAGAGCTGCTCCGTCAGTAACTGCTGCGAATGGTACAAATTATTTTGTAGCTTATACTAATGGTCAAGGAGATGCTTTTAATACTTGGGATAATGTACAAAGAGGTTGTCCCAATTATATCGCTTTAGACGTTACTGGAGATGGTGCTAGTGCCACAGCAGGAGATGGTTGTGCATTAGCTACAAATAGTTCAGCGGCTTATATATTTTGTGATGCAGAGCTATAGGGGGTAACATGAGTATTGAATCAGCAAAATATGGTAAAGACTTTGATGGTAATAATTCTTGTATAGCTGTTATCATGGATGGTGTAAGAATTTTAGTACCATTAGACCCTGCTAACAGACACTACCAAGAAATCCAAGAATGGGTCAAGGAAGGCAACAAGATAGAGGATGCTGATTAATGTTGGGTCACGCTGCTATAGCAGAAACTGCTCTTGCTGATGTAGGTGGCGTATTACAAGTAGCAACAGCAGAGATGAGTGGTATCTCATCTGCAAGTTCTGTTGGTGTAGGAGAGCTTGTAGGTGTTGCATCATTAAATGCTAATTTTACAAAAACTACAGCAGGTATTTTAATAACTGGTGGTGCTAATGCAGATCTAAGTTTTGATTTTGCTCAGACCACAGAAGATATAAAAATTGTAAACTTTGTAGATGCAGTTTTTTCGACAGAGTTTACACAAACAACAGATGGTATAGCTATCCGTATTACATCAGCATCAGCAGATTTAAATTTTACAAAAACAGCATCAGGAGATATAATGTTTGTAGACGTTGTAACAGATGCTACAACTGAAACATATACAGAGATTACGCCAAGTGGTGCAGAGACTTGGACAGAGATAACGCCATCAGGCACAGAAACTTGGACAGAAATACAGTGAGGTAAAAATGGCAAGTACATATACATCAAATACTGGAATAGAAAAAATAGGTTCTGGAGAACAGGCAGGTACTTGGGGTAATACTACAAACAATAATCTTGATATAATAGACAGAGCCTTAAATGGATCTGTAACATTAACTATTACAGGTAACACAACACTTACAACAAGTGACGGCACTTTATCTAATGGTCAGTTTAAAATTATAATATTAGCAGGATCTCCATCAGGAGCATTTAATTTAACAATAGACCCTAACGATCAACAAAAATGGTATTTTATTAAAAACAGCAGTGGTCAAACTGCTACAGTAAAACAAGGTGGTGGCAGTGGTAGCACAGTTGCAGTTGCCACAGGATTGACTGCAATACTATTTGCAGATGGTACAGGCGCTAATGCTAATGTAACATCTATTGCTCCAACAGATTTAGTTGCAGATCCAACTCCCCAGCTTGGAGGAGACTTGGACACGAATGGAAACGCAATTTTATTTGGTTCTAGTAAATGGGCGATATCGTTAGATACTGGAGATAACGAATTATTATTTAAATATAATGGCACAACAGTTTTTAAATTAGGATCTAATGGTGCGGTAACATCAGCTAATAATGTGACAGCATTTGGAACAAGTTTATAATGACATTACAATCTAGTGGCGCAATATCATTATCAGATATAAGGGATGAGTATAACAATGGCTCATCTGCCCCTATTTTATTAAATGATTATTACAGAGGTGGCTCTTTAGTTAGAGCAAATGCCGCCAACAATACAGCGACTAATTTATCAGCAGATGTGCCAACAAGTGCAAACAGCAGCCCATTATCTATTGATGATTTTTATGGACAAAAAAGAGCATTTAGAAAAACATATGCATCTACTGCCACAGACCAAAGTGGTGTTGCTGTTTTTGGTGATGACTTTGCAGTTAACTATCCAAAAGAAATAGTTATAAATTCATCACAAACTGTAGGCGCTACTAGCACCTCTGCTCCAGCATTAAAAATAGATAGCACTGGTGCAGGTACAATAACTATAACTAACAATGGTAGTATAGAGGGTGCAGGTGGGGCAGCAGGAGCGGCAGGCGGTAATGCCTTACAAGTTGATGGCAGTGTTGCAGTAACTCTTGTTAATAATGGCACAATCAAAGCTGGAGGTGGCGGAGGCGGTAATGGTGGTGCTGGTGGTAAAGGTGTTTTTAGCGCTAATGCTACATTTTCTAGTTTGACAGATTTAGGTGGTGGAGGCTCATCTTCACCACAAAACAATTCTCCGGGCTGGTTTACCACTTATGGTGGCCAAGGGAATAATTTAGATGGAGTTGGCGTTGTTGGTGATAGACTTTGGGGTGGTATTGGAGCGCAATTTAATAGAGGAATTAATCCAGCACAGTTTGATTTAAACTCTTTAGGTGGTGCAGGAACTGGTTTGAGTGGAGCGTGTGCAAACAGAGGTCCAATATATTTTTCTGCACAAACTAATACAACTGGAGTTTATACTGTTACAGCTAATATTAGTTCTTTATATGGAAGCGGATATGGAACACCAAAAATTTCTGTAAGCACAAGTACGTCAAGCTCTGGTACTACTATATCTAATAGTGGCACAGTAGGTATTACAGCATCGACAACTACATATTTTACTGTTTTTGGTTCTTCCGCACATCAAGGAACAAATTCTCCTAATTTTTATTATAACACTTTAAGTGGCACTGTTTCTGGTACTTGTTTAGCAACATCAAATGGTGGTGCTGGTGGAGCAGGCGGTGTTGGGCAAGGCTATAATCAATCTGCTGCATCTGGTTCTTCTGGAGCAAGTGGAGGATCTAATGCAGGATCTGGTGGAGCAGGAGGTGCTGGTGGGGCTTTTGGTGCCGCTGGAACAAATGGCAATGGTGGTGGCGATGGAAGCGGAACTTCTGTTAGTTTCCCATCTACAGCTCCCACAGTTGGTGCTAGTGGAAACGCAGGAGGAGCATCTGGCAAGTCAATACAAGGTGTTAGTAATGTAACATCAAGTGGCAGCGGTTCTTTAACTGGAGGTACAGCATAATGCCTTTAAATAAAATAGTATTTAAATCAGGTATTGTATCAGACATCACTCCTTACAGTAATGAAGGTGGCTTTGTTGATGGTGATAAAATAAGATTTAGATTAGGTTCTCCCGAAAAAATAGGTGGATGGGAGAAGTTTAGTCCTAATACATATTTAGGCAGTGCTAGAAGGCTACACAACTGGGTTGCGTTAGATGGCTCTGATTTTATGGGTGTTGGTACGCACCTAAAATATTACATAGAAGAGGGTCAAACATTTAGTGATATTACCCCTATAAGAAGCACAACATCTGCTGGTGATATAACATTTGCAGCAACTAATGGCTCTACTACAATAACTGTTACAGACCCTGCTCATGGAGCAAATGAAAATGATTTCGTTACATTTTCTGGTGCTGTTAGTTTAGGTGGTGTGATAACAGCTACAATATTAAATGCAGAGTTTCAGATAACATCATTGATAAGTTCTAATGCTTATACAATAACATCTAGTGTTGCAGCCAACTCATCTGATACAGGTAATGGTGGCAGTAGTGTTATTGGTACATATCAACTAAATGTAGGATTAGATGTGACAGTTGGTGGCACAGGATGGGGCGCAGGACAGTGGAGCGGAACAACATCTGGTGCTTTGGCAACACAGTTAAATGAAGCACTAGACGCAAGTGAAACTGGCGTAGATGTTGATGACGAAACAGGCATGAACACTGCTAATGATGTAATACTTGTAGAAGAAGAGCTTATGCTTGTATCAGCTACTGCTGATGACAATACCATGACTGTTACTCGTGGACATAGTGGCACAACTGCAGTAACACATGCAGATAACACCCTTGTAAGATTAGCTGTTGGTAATGCAGATTCTGCTAATGATTTTGTTGGATGGGGTAATGCCGCATCGGTTACAACACCGGGTGCGCAAATCAGAACATGGTCACATGATAATTTTGGTGAGGATCTAATAATAAATCCTAGAGATGGTGGATTATTTTATTGGGATAAAACTACTGGGCTTGGTAACAGAGCCATAGAACTTAGTGCTACAAGTACATTTTCAGGAGAAACAAGTGTCCCAACAATAGCTAAACAGGTTCTTGTGTCAGACCAAGATAGGCATGTTATTGTTTTTGGTTGTGATGGATTAGGCGCAACGCCAACAGCAACACAGGGTGACGGAATACAAGACCCATTGTTAGTTAGATTCTCATCACAGGAAAACCCTGTTGATTTTTTTCCAACAACCACTAACACAGCAGGAGATCTTAGGTTAGGTGGTGGGTCTACATTTGTGCAAGCTGTAGAAACAAAAGAGCAAATATTAGTTTTTACAAATAAAACTTTACACGCAATGAGGTTTATAGGGCCGCCATTTACTTTTGGTATTAAAGAATTATCAAAGAACATAACGATAATGAGTCCATCATCAGCCATAGCGATAGATGATAACGTTTACTGGATGGGTGTAGATACATTTTATATTTACTCAGGACAAACACAGCAGTTGCCATGTACTGTAAAAGACAAGGTATTTCTTGATTTAAATATCGAAGAAAGAAACAAAGTACATGTTGGCGCTAATACAGAGTTTAGTGAGGTGTGGTGGTTTTATCCTAGTGCAAGTAGCACAGAAATAGATAAATATGTAATTTATAATTATTTAGAAAATATTTGGTATTTTGGTACACTTGCTAGACAGGCATGGCTTGATAGAGGCATAAGATCATTACCAATAGCTACAGGTGGTCAATATCTATTTAACCATGAGACTGGTTTTGATGATGATGGTAGTGCTATGACATCATTTGTTGAGTCTGCTCCAATGGCTTTGAGTGGAGCAGAAAGGTTTGCGTCTATTAATAGGATAGTCCCAGATATTAGTTTTGCAGGGTCTACATCTATTAATCCACAAGTTGATTTTACAATAAAAGCTAGAACACATTCAGGGTCTGGTTTTACGCAGACAGATGATAGCAATACATCACAAAGAACAGCAACTACACCTGTAGAAGTGTATACAGAAAAATTAGATGTACGGGTTAGAGGTAGAACATTTGCTATGCGTGTTGAGGCAACAGAGATAGGCACAGCTTTCAAGTTAGGCTCACCTCAAGTGAATATTGTACAAGATGGAAGAAGATAATGTTAGTTACAAGTATACCACAATATGTGCAAGGCTTGACAAATGCTAAGTTAGACTTGACTACAACAAACATAACTACTTTGTATACAGCACCAACTACAGCAGATTTTA